TGAAAAAACTAAAGACCCTAAACTTGTAAAAGAAATATCTCGTTGTCATAATATACAATGGGCAAGAAAGATTGCCTTAAACTCAGCTTATGGTGCTGTTGGTAATCAATACTTTAGATATTATGATGTAAGACAGGCAAGTGGTATTACAACTGCTGGTCAGTTTATTATTAGATTTATAGAAAGCAAAGTTAATGAATACTTAAACAGAATATTACAGACACACGACAAGATAGATTATATCGTGGCCTCAGATACAGATTCAATTTATGTTACACTTGACAAGTTAGTAGAAAAAACTTGTGAGGGTAAAACTAATGACCAAATATGTAATTTTATTGACAAGGTTGTTGGCAGTAGAATAGAACCATTTTTAGAAAAATGTTTTGGTGAATTATCTGATTACACAAATGCCTTTAAAAATTGTATGGTGATGAAAAGAGAAGTTATCGCCGACAAGGGTATTTGGGTGGCCAAAAAGCGGTATATGTTAAATGTACTAGATGAAGAAGGCGTGAGACTCTCTGATCCAAAGTTAAAACTTATGGGTATAGAAGCTGTCAAGTCTAGTACACCGCAGGTCTGTCGTGGTAGAATTAAAGAGGCGATTAAAATTATTATGTCTAAAGAACAATCAGACTTACATAAATTTATTGCTGACTTTAAAAAGGAGTTTTTAGAACTACCTGCTGAGGCAATATCGTTTCCTAGAAGTTGTAATAACATTAAAAAATATAGAGACAATAATAGTGTGTTTATCAAAGGTACACCAATACACGTTAAAGGTGCTTTGATTTACAATTATCAACTAAAACAATTTAATCTAGGTAGAAAATATCCTTTTATACAAGATGGTGATAAGATTAAGTTTCTTAAATTATTAGAGGCAAATCCATTTAAGTTTGATGTAATAAGTTATATGACAAAATTACCAACAGAATTTAAATTAGAACAATACATTGATTACGAACTACAATTTGAAAAAACATTTTTAGATCCAATGAGATTTATATTACAAGCAATAGGTTGGAAACACGAACCAACAGCAAATTTAGAGGCATTTTTTGGATGATCACTACCATACTTTTATCATTAGTTTCGGTTCATTGGGGCTTCGCTACAGGAGCTATATTAGCTACCAGAACAGATTGGTCTTTACCAAAATTTTTAATTATAGTTTTACTTATAAAAATATTTACATTTTCTTATGTTACCCAATAAAAAATATAGTATAATTTATTCTGACCCACCTTGGACATTTACAACAAGGTCTGATAAAGGTAAAGGTAAAAGTCCAGAAAATCATTATAGTTGTATGTCATTAAAAGATATTTGTAATCTACCAGTAAATAATATTGCTGAGAAAGATTGTGTATTGTTTATGTGGGTTGTTGACCCTTTATTACATAAAGCATTTGAAGTCATAAAGGCCTGGGGCTTTGAATACAAAACGGTAGCGTTTACGTGGGCAAAACAAAATAGAAAATCACCTGGTTTTTTTACAGGTTTAGGATATTGGACTAGAGGTAATCCTGAAATGTGTTTACTAGCAACTAAAGGCAGACCAAAAAGAATTAGTAAATCAGTAGCACAATTAGTCGTAGATATTCGTAGAGAACATAGTAGAAAGCCAGATAGAATTAGAAACGATATAGTAAATCTATGCGGTGATTTACCTAGAATAGAATTGTTTGCTAGACAAAAAACTCAAGGCTGGGATGTATGGGGGAATGAAGTATGACGGTTACGTTAGCAGTAGGTTTAAGTTTGATACCTATAATATTAATAGTTGGATTAATGGTGATGTGGAACAATGAAGACCCTAAATAGAGAACAGGCACTATATTGTGCTAAAATATTTAACGATTATTTTGGCCAGTTTAATAGAATAGATGAGTATATGAGAGATCAAAAGATGTCTCAACTTAATGATACAATATCTGCCAGTTTACCTGGTATGGGGCCTGAAACAGAAATATTTGATAACTTTGATATGAGTCCACAAGATATGGACTTTGAGATTACAGAGCCAGATAATACAACATTTGATTCATTTTTAAATCTAATATCTTCACATACTAATATGTCAAGTGTGCCTGGTAAAAATTTAAAGATAGGTGTAAAAGAAAAGAACACTAATAAGTGGGTAGGTTTTATTAGATGTGGCTCGCCAGTTATTAATATGAAACCAAGAAATGTTTTATTAGGCAATGTACCAGAGTTGGTAACATTTAATAAAACTTCTATTATGGGTTTTGTAATTGTGCCATCACAACCATTTGGTTATAATTATCTTGGTGGTAAACTATTGGCTGCCATATGTTGTAGTCATTGGGTAAGAGAAAAATTAAATGACAAGTATGGTATGAACTTATCATTATTTGAAACAACAAGTTTATATGGTAATAGTAAATCATCTAGTCAATATGATGGTATGAAACCTTATTTAAGATATAAAGGCTTAACAGATAGTGACTTTATACCTTTGATACACGGTAAACCTTTCCACGACTTATCATCTTTTGTTCAACAACACGTAGGCAAATTAATTAAAGATGACGCCTCTAGTAGAAAGTTAAAACTAACAACTGCTATTATTGGTTTAGTAAAAAGAAGTTTAGACGGCAATGATTTAGATATGTTTAATACAACTATCAGCAATGCCAAAAAGTTAACAGAAAGAAAAAGATATTATACTTGTAATTATGGTATTAAGAATTATATAGATATTATAAATGGTAAAACAAAAGAGGTTATCAAAGATGATAACTACGACAAGTTTAACCTAAATAATATTATAGAGTGGTGGAAAAAGAAAGCGACCAACAGATATAATAATTGTAAGAATGATAATCGCTTGAGAAAAGAACTTGAAATATGGTCACCAAATGCTAAAATACAAATTATCAGATGATTACAAAAGAACAGTACGAAGATTTAAAAGAATATTGGGACTATCAAAGAAAGATTGCCTATAACAAAGAAATGGTTATGAATATGGCAGATCAATTTGAGGGTAGAGTATATAATGATTTTGGTATGGTAAGTATAGAAGAAATGAAAGACTTATTATGGACAAGAGTTAAACCTGAAGATTACGAAGAGCCAAGAAAAGGTTGGGTGCCTGAAGACCCTAAATTAAGATTTGAGGGAGAAGGTTCAGCCCATATGCCAAAATTAGATTTTGAATTTCCGAAAACCAGAAGTGGTAGACCGGTAGTATTAAGAGCAAAAAAGAATGATAAAAGTATTTGACGACATTGTAGATATATTTGACCAAGAAATAATTAAACATCAAGTTATGAATGAGTCTTGGTTTCAATATACAGATGATGTTTCAATAAAAAATAATCAACATCAAAGACGACCAGGTTTTAAACACATATTTGATTTAGATATATTACACGATAGTATAAAAAAAGTAGTCAATAATTGTAGTAAAAAAATAGGTAGAAAACCCATACAATTAGTTGATCAGCTAGTTGGCGATAAGATAATGGAGGCTAGGTCTTTCTTACAATTACCATTAAATATAGATTTTGCTGGCACAGGTGTTGATACTCCTCATTTAGATAGATTTGAACCACATTTAGTATATCTATATTATGTGTGTGATAGTGATGGTGACACTATAATATATGATTATAAAACAGAGAAAGAGGGTGATGTGCCTTTCTTTGAAGATGTAAAAGAATTAAAAAGAATTACACCAAAACAAGGTAGAGTTGTAGTGTTTGATGGTATGTATTGGCACACGGCTGAACAACCTAAAAAAGATGTGAGGTGTATCTTAAATTTTAATATAAGTAGTAATGGGACTTGACTTTATAAGAACAATGATATATAATAATAACAATAAATTTATGGAGGAATTGATATGAGTAATTTTCTAAAAGATATAATCAAAGAAACAGGTAATGAATACGCCACACTTGTTAGTGAGGGTGTTGATTCGGCAGACGTAACAAGTTTCATAGACACAGGTTCTCACTCTTTTAACGCTTTACTATCAGGTAGTATATACGGTGGTATGCCAGGCAATAAGATTACAGCAATCGCTGGTGAGGCAGCTACAGGTAAAACATTTTTTGCTTTAGGTATTTGTAAACATTTTTTAGATACAGATAAAGACGCTGGTGTAATTTACTTTGAATCAGAAAGTGCTATCTCAAAAGATATGATTGAAAATCGTGGTGTAGATAGTAAAAGAATGGTCATAGTGCCAGTCGCTACAGTACAAGAATTTAGAGCACAAGCAATAAAAATTATAGACAAATATTTAGAACAACCAGAGGCAAGTAGAAAACCTATTATGTTTGTATTAGATAGTTTAGGTATGTTATCTACTACAAAAGAAATGGAAGATACGGCTGCTGGTAAAGAAACAAGAGATATGACTAGATCACAAATAGTTAAATCTACTTTCAGAGTCTTAACACTTAAACTAGGTAAAGCAAATATACCTATGATTATGACCAATCACACCTATGATGTTATTGGTTCTATGTTTCCACAAAAAGAAATGGGTGGCGGTTCAGGTTTGAAATACGCTGCTTCATCAATCATCTATTTAAGTAAGCGTAAAGAAAAAGACGGTACAGAGGTAGTTGGTAATATTATACATTGTAAAAATTATAAATCACGTTTAACAAAAGAAAATGCTCAAATTGATGTAAGACTAACTTATAAACAAGGCCTTGACAAGTATTACGGACTTTTAGAACTAGCTGAAGCTGCTGGTGTATTTAAGAAAGTATCTACTAGATATGAAATGCCTGATGGTACAAAAGTTTTTGGTAAGTCTATTAATACAGAGCCTGAAAAATATTTTACAAAAGAGGTATTAGGAAAGATTGATGAGTACGCCAAAAGAAAATTCTCCTACGGATCAGACGAAGAATAAAAGATATATCTTTGCTCAAAGACAAGGTGATGACTTTAGTTGTATAAAGTTATTAGAGGGTCAATATGAGGGTATTATCTATAAGTATGATAACGTAAAGTTTTCATCAACAGAAAATGCTACTGGCCAGATACCTTTAAAGTTTACTTATGATATTATGGTAAATCCTAATAAAGAAGATGTAAAATCAGATGACTTTAGAAATTATATCGGCGACATATTAATAGAGTGTGTTGAAGAACAATTAAAAAATGGTACTTTTAATATAGATGACAAATAACGAGAGAATAGAAATAACAATATTACGAAACTTCTTTTTCAATGAAGATTTTACTAGAAAGGCTTTGCCTTTTGTAAAGTCAGATTATTTTTCAAATAGAATTGAAAAACTATTATACGAAGAAGTATATACCTTTGTAGAGAAATATAAAAATTTACCTACAAAAGAAACTATCTTAATAGAAATCAATAGACGTAAAGATATTAATGATGATGAAATAAAACTTATCAAAGATTTATTAAATACATTATCAAGTGAAGAAGTAGATTTACAATGGCTATTAGATACAACTGAAAGATTTTGTAAAGACAGAGCAGTACATAATGCTGTGTTATCTGGTATTAAAATATTAGATGGTAAAGATAAACAGAAACAACCAGAGGCAATACCAAGTATATTAAGTGAGGCGTTAGCTGTAAGTTTTGATAATCATATAGGACACGATTATATTGGTGACGCTGAAGATAGATTTGAATGGTATCATACAAAAGAAAAGAAATTTAAGTTTGACTTATCTTTCTTTAATAGAATTACAAAAGGCGGTGTGCCAAGTAAAACATTAAACATTGCTCTTGCCGGTACTGGTGTTGGTAAATCTTTGTTTATGTGTCATTGTGCTAGTCACTTTTTAAATGAAGGACTAAATGTGTTGTATATTACTTTAGAAATGGCTGAAGAAAGAATTGCTGAAAGAATAGACGCCAACTTATTAGACGTAACTATTGATGATTTACACTCAATGCCTAAACAATTATATGATGACAAGATGAATAAGTTAAGAAGTAAAACTGCTGGTAAATTAATTATCAAAGAATATCCAACTGCTTCAGCTCATAGTGGTCATTTCAAATCATTAATAAACGAACTAGCATTAAAGAAAAGTTTTAAACCAGATGTGGTCTTTATTGACTATTTAAATATATGTGCTTCAAGTAGATTTAAAGGTGGTAACATAT